TGTTCAATTTCTGTATTAAATAAAGCGTTGTGTGCCTGGGCGTATGCAGCTAGTTGCATGAGATAGTCTTGTATCCACTCACGCTTCTTGGGTCTATTAGTTTGTTTAAAATCTATAATAGTTGGTTTGTCTTTATACAAAGCAATCATGTCTGCCGTACCGGCGTATTTATTAGGATAGTATAAATGAACTTCTGAACCATACACTTCTGTTATATCTGATCCAGCTTCTTCAATTATTTTCTTTGCCATTTTTTCGGCTTGTACTCCTATTTTGGTAAGATCTGCGTACTTTTCACCGTTCACTAAACGTTCTATATATAGGTGGAGCGCGGTTCCAATTTTACCGGCATCAGATATAATTTTTTCAGCAGCAGCTTCTCCTACCTTAGCGCGCCATTGTTTTAAAAATGATTTGTCTTTTGTTTTATTTAATATGGTTGTGACTGAAGGTAATGACTCACCATCAGGTGTTAGATATAATCTAGAGTCACCATCTTGACGTTTTAATTCTGCGTAATTATATTTCTTTGTTAATTGCACATATGCTTATAGCATAAATGAAACGATTCCGCCACTCTTTTTACCTTGCGCTTTTAATTTTAATAATTCAAAAAATCTCTTTAATCCCAATATTTCAACTGGTAAATCTTTCGTGTATAGTGAACCTTTTTTTCTATAATTAAATATATATGGTAAAGAATCAAAAAAATTATACTTAGCTTTCATTGCTAATTCAGGAGGAAGAACAACTTCCCCAACGTCGTCCACAAGATTGAAGGAATTCTTATTATTTTGCAAAATGTCGGCCTTTATATCCGCTACATTGACAGCATTATATTTTTGTAAATCTTTTCTAGGTATTACTATGCTTTTAATTCCTTTGCTGGCATCAGGGGACATACCCGGCCAGTTTTTAACAAATTTTTTGTCCGGCGTAAACCATTGCCCAAAGTGTTTTCCAAATGCTCTTTCATCTCCAGGTAAATATTTAAAATTAGGCTCCCCGGAAGAAGGTAAAGGCTCTGTACGGTATAGTCTTATGTTTTTAGCTCTTTCTTTACTAGCTAATTTTTTAGCTAACATTTTAGCTGCTAATTTTAGTATTCCTGCTCCAGCCATTAATAATCCAAATGAGGGTTACCTGAATAAGAAGTTTGAATAGGATTACTTGAATAAGAAGTTCCAGATGAAGAATTTTGATCCCAGGTAGGATTAATATCTTCACTTATATAAGATCCTGAACCACTCCAATCAGAAGGTGATGACCAGTTCATTAAGGCATTGACATTGTGCATTCCTTGTTCACTTATTTTAACAGGAGAACTATGTTCAACGGTTCCTACAGTGGAGTTGTCCATATTACCCCAGTGATTATGGGCACGTGTTTCAGGGAAAAACATATTATCTATATAATGCATTGCTGGATGAGCTGTTGATTGTTGCCATTTATTTTGATATCTAACGTTACGCGGATAAGGTAACTCATTCTCAAGTGCTTTATCACCTACTACATGATCATACATATTATAATGAAAACCTTCATGAGCAAGTACTTCATTCATTAAATCTCTATTCAATACTTTTGCCTGTCTTTCACCTATACTTAACTTATCATATTCTTCTGTATCCGTATTTAATAGAAGATCTTCTACTTTATTTTGATCCATCATATCATACCAATCTAAAGCTATTTCATGGTCACCAGAATTATACCATCCCATACTATCTTCATCACTATATCTTTTAATTAATTTACCCTTATCTACATAATCTCTTAAAGCATCTAAACCACCTTCAGGGTAATATTTTTTAGGCCAAAATCCTGTAGTACTTCCTCTTTTTAATTCCGGATTTCCTAAACCAGCATAATAATCTATTAAATTTCCTTGTCGCCATACGTTCGTCATATCACTATCTTTAAATAATTCTGGTACCTCTTCATCTAGTATTGATTGTACTACATCAGGTTGATCAGACCATTTATCTTTAACCCAATCTATAAATTGTTCTTTATTTGCTGGGTGAGCAAAATATTCATTAGCCTCATCAGGTTGGACATATGCTTTTCTATCTACTATACTTGTGTTTTGAGGTATATCCCAAGTAGTAGAATCTAAAGGATCAATAGATCTCTTTTGTAAATAAGTAGGAAAAAATCCATAATTTAATACTGATGTGTTTTCTAAATCTGAAATTGATTGTGGAATATCAACAACGTTAGGATCCCAATAATTTTGTGATACATATTCTAACGCATCTTTTTCACTAAAAAAAGTTTCACCATCTTGAGTTTCAAAAATTCCATCTCCTATATGGTTAATCCCTTGATCCGTCCATTCTGGATATCCCGTAGGAGAAGGCCATTTATCTTCATAATTTCTATGATCTTGTTCTACGTCCCAAAATGTATCTGATAGATCTAATTCATTAAATTCTTCTAGATAGGGAAGAAGTTGTGTTAAGCCCTTTAACGGCATAGTTATTTACAGTTCTGCATTTGTTCTGCCATCTCGCTCGCGCGCGCTGGTGTCTGTTTTGCCCAACGTGAATCTAGCATTTGGACATGCGCTTCAAAATAATTGGGTGGATTTTCTTGAAGCGCTGCCCACATTTTTCGGAACTTGGAAACTCCTGTCCCCCCAAGCTGAAAAATCATTTCACAAATTAGAGTTTTTGCATCATCACTAATTTTTAAATTTGAACACATGTCGTGTGTTTGATCAATTGCTGATTGTAAATCTTTTTCTAGAATGTCTTCTAAATATTCTTTGTCATATTTTTTACCGTCTTCCCAATGGTCTTCCACACATAGGTGGCCGTAGCCCACGGTTCTTTTATTTAGGGTATCTAAATAAACGGTATCTCGAAACCCTTCGTGTTTTTTTACTGATTCTAAAAGTTTATCGTAGTTCATTATTTTTTCCCATCTAATTTTTTATTTATATTTTTAAGTTCTGTTTCCATAACAGCTATTCGTACTTCAATTTGTGTAAACGTCATTAAAGCTCCTTCTATGCGGTCCATGTCTTTTTCCATAGCCGCTACTTTTTGATTAGTCATACCCCACATGACTCCTAAAGTTAATAAACCTCCTATGACTGCAATGTAGTCTTTCATGTTCATGACATCATTCCTTTCTTAGCAAATGGATTATCATTTATTTGTTTTTGTGGCTTATTAAATTTACCCTGGTTATTCATCACTGGATTTAATTCAACAGCACCACCATCATTCATGCTATATTGATTAGCAAGTGCTTGGTCCGTGTTGCCTGTATACAAGGACGCAGCTGCGTTTGAATTCATAACGTTGCTTCCTGTTATAGATGATCCAGTACTTCCTCCACCACTTGTATAAGCAGCAGTGCCATCTTGATATGTTGGTTGTTCTGGTGTTACTGATTCTTTTATTGTTTGTGTTACCGGCTGTCTAAGTCCTTGAGGTATTGCTTCAATTGTTGACCCTACTCCTTGTAGTATACCTGGTATAGCATCACCAACATTTTGTTGTATATTATTCGCTGCATTAATATTTAAATTCATCATGTTTCTTTTACGGTTAGCTGACTCCATGTCTTTCACTGTTGCATACCATTCTTCATATTCGTCTGGCATTTCTTGAATTAATCGTTCCAAGTTTCTTGTTCGAAGAACTAAAGGTAATGTATCATCCATAGCATTTTTCCAGTTACGCATACGAATACGGTTTGTTACAATCTTACCTAGATAACGAAAGCCAAAGAAAGGTGCCATCGCTAAGATGGGCGCCACTGCTCCGGCTGCGGTTGATGTACCATAAGCGGTTAACATACCTGCAGCTGGTGAACTAGATTTCATTGCACCCACAGGTCCTTGAAGGACAGTTGAACGTGCAAGGAATGTACTTTGATTAGGCATACCATATTTAAAGATACGATCTAATACTAAATTTAAATCTTCAAAATCTTTGTAAGTAGGAAGACTACTTTTTATAGCTTTTACTTCAGCACTTGGTATAGTGCCTGGTATCTTACCCCATAAATCTTCATACCAGTTTTCCCATCTGTTTTTTCCTCTATTAAATATTTTATATTCAGTGATGGTTGGACCAGGTAAAGCTTTTTTAAATAGTTCTTGTATCGGAGAACCACTTTTACCAATACCCATTCCTGCTGCTAATAAATCTGGATTTATATATTGAATACCTTCTACATCTGAAACAGATTTTTTAATTGTATTAGCTATGTAATGACCAAGGCCTTGATTATATGCTCTTTCCCCTACAATATTTTTTAAAGCTAAAAGATTGTCTGGAACAAATGCACCAGTATCAGTTGACTTAGCTAAAACATTCCATAAATTTTTACTAGCATTTGCTGGACTCTCTCCTACTGCTATATTAAAACCAAAACGTTTTACATTTGCTAAATTTTTTCCGACATTTGTACCAAACAAAAGCATACCATTTGATAGGAATTGTTCATACTCTGCCCAAAGTTTTGACAAATTAGAATAAGGTGTTTTTGCTAAGCTACCTACATCTGTTTCAAATGCTTTGTATAATAAATTAATATCATCACCCATGGTTCCTATGTCAGGACTCTTTGCCCAGTTTTGATAGTTACTATCCAAGGTTTTTTTCAGTGCATACATGTCACCAATTTTTATTTTATTTTGTGCTAATAATTGTGTGCCTGGGACAAAGTTTTCAGGTGCTTGTAAAATTTCTTTATTTAAAAATCTAGCAAACGCTCCATACTTTCTTTGTTCATCCATTCCCATTTTACTATAACGAAATAAAATTTCTTTAGCGGTATTAACTAATTGAGTTTTATCTACAATAGCACCCGCACTTTTAGCTGCTGCTAAAATTTCTTTATCATATTTAACTGCTTGCTCTCTAAATCCTTTAGCTGTTTTTCCGGCAAGTTTTATATAATCAACACCCATGTCAGCTGTTGTAATGTAAGGTGCAAACCTTCCCAGCATTTCCATCGCTCTAACTTTTTGAGCTTCACCGGCTACTTGTATACCAGCTCTGATAGGACCACCAAATGCAGGTACACGTTGGAATGCATTTACAAAAGCACCAATGTAGGGACGACCAGCTACGGAGAAACGAGGAAGTGTTGTTCCTGCTATTTCATCTAACGCTGTATCACCTGGAACAAAAGATTTACTTTTATTATTTGCAGGGCCTAACCAATTAAATGCTTTACTATTTATAATATGACTAAATGCTTTACCAATTATTGGTATGTTCATTTGTACTTCTTCTTTAGCAGGAATAGATTTTACATTTCCCCAAGGGAGCAACGCACGTCCACCAGCACCAACTACCATTGGATCTTTAGGATCAAATTTCATTAAGCGTTGTTCTGCTGCTACAATTTCTTGCGGCGTTGGAGCACCAAAGTCTTTCCACATTTCTTTAGACATTGGATCTTCCATTTCTTTACCAAAAACTTTAGAAGAAGGTGAAGCTGTTTTCATACCAGCTAATGCACCACCCATTGCTTTTAAACCTAGATACAAAGGACGTATACCAAAGAAAGCAGTACTAATTCCTGCATCAAATAATCCTTCATCAATAGCTGCTTGTGTTCTTTCTCCTAGTTTAGGTCTATTAATTCCTTCTGCACCAAATGTTAAAGCGTCTGGTGCTTGACCTAATACCATATCAATAGGTCTTAAAGCTTTATCTAAAAGCGTATTCATTTCTGCGTCTACAGCACCACTTCTTTCTTCAGGTTCCATTGCAAGATATGCTTTTGCTTTTCCTGCACGGTCCATTGTATCAAGCACTGCTTCATAACCAAAGTCAGCTGCAGCCACAGCTGCGCCTCCATATATAATACTACTCAATGCACGTGTTGCCCATCCACCTTTACCTTTAACAAAACCTTTAGCCATTCCTTCGGCCACTTTTTTAACCAAACCAAATCCAGGTTTAGTCATATTAAATCCTTTAACAGCACCTACCGTTCCTATAACTCCTTGTCCTAAAGCATCTATCATTGGATAAGGATTAGGTTGATTTGTAAACAAGCCAAACTCATCATATTTCCCGTATGTTCCTGCTCCCACAGGTAAAAAATCTCCGTCAGTAAAACCAGCAGCTGCAAAGATTTCATTCTTTGCTTGCATTGCCATTTGATGATATTTTTTATCACCTGTTTCTTTAAAACGTTTGTCTGCTTTATCAAATATTGTTGCTAGTTGTGATCGTACTTGTTCCTTACGGGCTGTGTAAGCTTGCGACTCCATAACTTTAGCTTCATAAATCTTTTTCTGTTCTTCATTTTGTAACCATTGATTCTTTTTACCAAAAGGTTGGCCTGGCATTATAGCATTACCTATAATTTGAAAAGGAGCTAAAGGTAAATCAGTTGCATATTTTTGATTACCTTGAATTATCTCTTGAGCTTGAGTAATAGGAATACCAGTCTCTGAAGTAGTTGTAAATTTTTTATCTGCCGGACCTTGATCCTTTGGCATATTATCAAAAACACTTTCTTGATATTTTTTTATTCTTTTATTATCTGCTTCAGCCATTATTCATCAAATATGTTATTCCATTTATCAAACACACTATCTGTGTTTTGATTTGTTTGAAGATTATCTTGGTACACTACTGCACCATTACCACCATTCCAATCAGGGAATTGTGGAACGTTAACACCTTCAATATTGTAACCAGCAACTGAGTAAGCTGGATCATTCGCTCTTAAATTGTAATAAGAATTGTAGAAGTTTTCTATTCCAGGAATTTCAAATGCCCCGGATGATACTATTTGATTAGCGTTTGTTTTTTGATCTTCACTTGATACATATCCAGCTAAGTTTAATGCTTGGCTCATGTTAGTATATAATTCATTATATATACTTACATATTTACCAATAACATATTCAGGCATGTTTGATTTACCTAATAAAGATGTCATAGATGTTTCTTCAAATGATCTTCGAAGAACGTCTGCTAACATACGACCTGTTGGCTGTCTGTTTCTTGCCAACATTAAACCTAAAGTTGTTTCAAAGATTTCTAATTGTCCTTTACGTGGATCAAATAAAACTTTTTCTAAATTAGATCTGGTTAAGTACTGAGCTCCACGCACACCATACTTACCACCTGTATCTACAAAGACTGGCATTTCACCTAGACCTGGTATCTCTACAAAAGCACCATCAGTTGGAGCTTCTAGTACAGCGAAAGACATTCCATCACCTACTTGATCGTAAGCTTGTCCGTCAGGGCTGCTTCCTAATATTTGATTATAAAATTTACCAAGTTCACTGTTACGATTAACTTGGAATGACTCATCGCCAAGTTGTGTAATAGAATTTTCTCCAAACCCTGCTTTTAATCCTTTCGTTGCAAATTCTTTCATTAGATCTGTTGCAAAATAAGCTGGTCCCGAAAATAGTCTACCGATAGCTCCTTTGTAACCAATTAAACTGTCACGGTTTTCAATCATCATTGGCATAATCATTTGTGCCATTGGTATTAAACCACGTCTAGTATAGTCAGCAAATTTAATCATTGAATCTTTAGCAGCATCTGACATTAATACCGCTCCACCAGATTGAGAACCAGTTAATCCAAAAAGACCTGGGCCTGTGGCGCTTGATGGTTGGAACGTATAACGAGGAAAACCAAGTTCATTGTTTTGATCCAAGAACCAATTCATCTCGTCACTGTTAGCACGGAACTGGCTTACTAATTTTTTTCCTGTAACAATAGGTGTACCTGTATATTGATCATACAT